GATTGCTTCTTGTATTTTGTTATTCTCTTTTTCGTACCTGTTTTTGTTTCCTCGATTACAGTCTGTGTTTCTTCATATTCAAAACCGATCGCTCGTTGATAGATTGCATCAACTAACTTCAGTTTGAGTTCTTCATCACCAAATTGAAATGCATCGTCTAATCGTTTATGTGTTTTACGTAACTTGATGACTGTTTTTTCTGTGATACCCAAATACTCAGCAACTTGTTTTTGAGTCGCTCTTTTGGATACCATTTCCGCTATTGCTTTTAATTTGTTCTCTAAATGTCCAGATTTCTCCCAACGCTCATACGTGTCAAGCATCTTTCCTTTCATAAAAAATCACTCCAACTGTATCAAAAAATTGTAATTATATACCAGTTGGAATACTACAAGTATCTCTGCAAAAACAAAAAAGAACCCATTTTACTGAATTCTTAATCGTTTCTAGGCTGGTTGTTAAGCCAGTATTCCATTTTGTTTTCACCTTTGCTCATTATAATACTATCACACCCTTGACAGTTTCACAACAGTTCACCCCTGCTCACCCCTGTTCAATCGTATTTTGTCTATTGCCTGAGTGTGTCTTCGTCTAACAGTAGCGTTTGATATATACATTTCATCGGCTATTTGATTCCACGTTAGCCAATCAACATATCGCAATATCAATACACGTTCCATTTCAGAATCCTTGAGTTGTTCTATCGTTTTCAGGATGTCAGCTTTAATGATTGGTAGATTGGTTTCCATATTTTTTATTTCCATTTCATAGTCTAGTGCTTTTAGTATCCACTTCTCAAATGGAGCTTTTAGGTTTTTTCCACCGTCCACTCGGATTGCATCAAATTGAATTCCTGGTATCTCATTAGCCAATCGAATATATTCATCCACTAATGCTTGTAGCTTTTGAATTTTCACTTTTGTGTTGTGATATCGGCTTAGGTATTCTTTCACATCGTTCATAGCTCCTCCTTCAGTTTACTTAACACATTGATTTCGATTGATATCCCAGTTGGATCATCAGACCACAGCTTCTCCACATGTTCAACTACCACTTGTGCATCGTCATTCCAAAATCCAACTTCCGTCATGCAATCTTTCAGCATCTTCTCCAGATTATCTGTGTCCGGTCTAGTGACTCGCCACTCTTGATGCTTATGACTCTTGCCTCTTGGGAATCTCCATATCACATCAAGTCTGATTGGACCTTGCATCGGCTCCTTTGGTTTAAATGGTTTCAGATGTTTGATAATCATTCGTCTTGCTTTCTTTAGTTTTTCAGGTTTATAGAAAACTGGTTTGTTGTTCACCAGTGTTACTTTATTTTGTTGTGCAGTAATTGTTGGTGGATCTAGTAGTAGAAATATTTTCATAGTTTCCTCCTTTTTCAGAATTTTTTAGAATTTTCAGATGAAGAAAGGCAAGTGCTGACGATGATGCATTTGTTTGGGATAGGGCAGGCTCACAAGCCCTATCCTACAAACATGCGTCAGCGTGTTGTGCAGCAACATGTATATATAAGCCCTTTCTGCAACATTCTGCAGATAGGGAATTTCCCCTTTATGTTGCATAAAATTGCAGATAGGGAAATATTCCTTTCTGTTGCATAAAACTGCAATTACTTTTGTAGCTTCATAACATTACCTTTTGAACATACATATTCATCTTTGAAATCACTTAATCTTTGTCGAATTGTTCTTTCGGATAAATCCAAATAACTCATTAAGTCTTCAATAGTACAACTGCCTGTCCCTGCGGATTCAATATCAAATGCGGTATCGAATTCTTCTTTTCTAGATTCAGGTGTTTGTTTTCGTTTTCCGCTTTTTTCTAGATTTCCCTTCGGATCTCCACTAGCATATATCTTTTGAAGAATGCCTGTATCATCCACTCTATGTATCGGCTAATCAAACCAAAAGTTCACTGGTTTAAAATTAGGAAACTCACGCAAACTGCTCTCTAATCTCCACGCTGTAGCATTTGGATTATCAGCATTTTGCAACATAAAGTCTTCATCTGTTTCCAGCTGAATCATGTCAAGTTGTGCATCTGGATCCCTTGCAAACACTCCAGAACCAGAAGCCCTATCCATCGCTTTTTTGAATCCTTGTGCACCTTTTGAATGATGATGACTGTAAATTGCAGTGACTCCAGTTTGCTTGCATATCTTGTCAAACTGATTACTAAATCTACCCATCTCTGAAGCATTGTTTTCATCACCAGTAATAACCTTATAAATAGGATCAATTATAACTGCATCGAATCCTTGATCTTTAATTTTCCTAACGATAATCGGCACTAGTTTATCCAGTGGCATCGCTTCACCTCTTAGGTTCCAAATAGCAATGTCATGATTGTGTTTTGGTTTGAGTTTCATCGCTTTGTATATTTGAACAAAACGATTAATGAAACTTGGTCTATCAATTTCTAGGTTTATATACATAACTTTCGATTTCCTACATTGAAACCCGAGCCACTTTATTCCTTCAGACAAAGCAACTGCTAATTCCATTAATAAAAAACTCTTCCCAGCTTTAGATGAACCTGAGATAAGCATTTTATGACCAACTCGAACAACTCCTTCTACTAGTTCATCTGGTACGTTCGGTGATTCTGCAATGGCTTCATCTAGATATTCATAACTTGATAATTCATCATTCACACCTTCAGCAAAATCCATCCATTCGTTCCAGTTTCGTCTACCTATGTTCGTATCTACTAATGTTTGAATTACACCGTTTCTAGTTACTCCTGGTAGTCTTGAAAGCCTTGATGGATTCCGATTTGCAGTATCTACTTTGAAATCATGTTTAGCTAAGAAGCCATACAAGTACTCCACTCGTTTTCGATATTCTTGATAATTTGGTGCATCCACTTTAACGATTGCGTGTAAACTCTTTGAACCGCTATGAACCAAACAAGCAATCGGTAGTTCAAGTCTTCTATACAGTGCATCTTGATCTGGAATGGGCATGTCATCCGATTCAATTAATGCATAGGTAAATCTAGTAATGTTTTCATTCTTAACACCTGTCCCATCAACTGGATTAAATCTTATCCATGCACCACATTCGTCTTTCCAATCACCAATCACTGCACCAATATCATCAGGATGTTTCTTGAGAAGTGATATTAGTTCTTTGGCTGTTCGATCATAGTACCCTTTTCCTGGTTTCCAGATGCCTTCCTTGTCCTGCCATACATCACTTGTAACATAGGCGACTTTCTCATCATCTTTAAATAGTGTCTCAAGATATTTGATGAGTTGTTCAGAAGGTTTGAGGTCAGTTGTCGGATCATAAATCAGTCCATCACCATCGTATTCAATTGTATCGTCCCATTCCATTACTCCTGTATACGGTTCCCATCCTGTATCTTTTGCCATTTTGATAATTGTTCCACCTGATATGGGAATAGAGGAACCTTTGAAAGTTCCCCATTTTCTTTCGCATTCACCATCTTTATAGCGGCTGTCATTCTTGCTCCAGTCATCCCATATTGAACAGTCATATCCTTCGGCTTTGAGAGCCATGCCTATTTGAATCCATTCTTCATATGTTGTGTTTGATGCATCTATTTGTTTTAAAGCTTCTAATATACTGTCCATTTACATCCTCCTACGGTCTATATGTTGCAGCATTGATTGTTCTTGGTAACATCCAATGATTATCTGCAATTCGTGTTATCATTTTGCTTGCTGCTTCAAATGCCCACATACCGACATGTAAGAATCCGTATCGTTCTAAGAAGCGAATTTGTTTCGGTGTTGCTAGCCCTTCAATTTGTCTATTTTTAAGCTTTTCAATGAGCATACTTGCCATACCACAACTTGTTACTGCATCAGGGTATATTCCATGTTTTTCTAAGTAATTAAGTTGTCTTTCAGTGGCTGGTCCCATTTCCCATACAAAGGTAGGTTCGTAACTAGCCAAGTCTTCGGCTGAAATGGAGAATGCATATTGAATTGGATCGACAAGTTTCGATTTTCGTTTACGCATTGCTGCAAGTTCACGAGCTAATGCATCTTCACGTTCTTGAATTGCATCGCGTTCTGCTTCTACTTCAGCTTCCAGTAAATCAATACCACTTTCTTGATCCATCATTTTTTGATCGATTCGTTTCGCTAACTCTTCATCTTTTGAAACCAGTGCGGAAGGTCTACATAAATCATGACGTTCTGTCATCCATAAGAAATCTAGTAACAATAATTCTTTCTTACCAGGATGTAGTCTCATACCACGTCCGACCATTTGTTGATATAAGCTTCTTACTTTAGTCGGTCTCAACACAACAATGGTATCCACTGATGGACAATCCCAACCTTCTGTTAACAACATTGAATTACATAACACATCATATTCTCCATCTTCAAAGTCAGCTAAGATTTCATCTCTGTCTGGACTGTTTCCATTAACCTCTGCAGCTCTTATTCCATGCAAGTTAAGTAGTTCACAAAATTTTTGAGATGTCTTTACTAATGGTAAGAATACAACTGTCTTTCTGCCTTTACAGTAGTTGAGCATTTCAAGTGCGATTTGGTTAAGATAAGGTTCTAAAGCTGATCCAACTTCTCCCACTGCATAATCACCATTGGATACACCAACACTATGGATATCTAGTTCAAGCGGAATCATCTGTGCTCTTACAGGTGCTAAGTAGCCTTCTTTGATTGCCTGATGTAGAGAATATTCATAGGCTTTTGAATCGAAGTATTTTCCTAGATTCTTTTGATCTGATCGATCGGGTGTAGCTGTTACTCCTAGTACGTTTGCACCTTCAAAATGTGTAAGTATACGTTGATAAGTATTACTCATAGAGTGGTGTGCTTCATCAACTACGATTGTTTTGAAGTAATCCTTTGCGAAACTAGCGAGTCTTTTATGTTGTGATAATGTCTGAACCGATGCTACTGTAACTTGTTCTGATGAGCCAATAGCAGAGGACTCAGCTTTTTCTAAAGCCGAATCCAATCCACTGGTTTCTAATAATTTTTCTGAAGCTTGGTCGAGTAATTCTCCACGATGTGCAAGGATAAGTGCTTTACTACCATCTTTAGTTTCTTCCTCTACTACTTTTGAGAACACGATTGTTTTCCCTGTACCTGTAGGAAGTACTAATAACGTTTTTTGATGTCCCTGAATCCATTCATTTCTAATTGCCTCAACTGCTTCATTTTGATAAGGTCTTAGTTCCATAACCATTACCTCCTAGAAAGGAAGATCGTCAGGAATGAAGAACTCTTCGTTGTAGTCGATAAAGCGATCAATGTCATTTGTTGTTTTTTCATCACCATATGAATTGATGTACTTACGAGGTTTGAAATGTGCGCGACCTTTGGAACCAACAACTTTATTCCAATCCATCGTTAATTTCTCACCATGTTTTTTCTGTCCGATACATCTAAAGAATGATGAAATACGCCATTCAATTGTGCGATATAACAACAGATCAAACTTCACTACGGCACGTCCTTCTTCTGACTCTACTTGAACGGTAATTGTCGCTTTATTACATGCAGGAACTTTCGGTCCTCCAGGAAATCTACCTCGCTCAAAGTGAGTGACTGTAAAGTTGTAATCACCTTCTGGTAATATGACTAACTCCTGTCCGTCTTCTTCGATGGAATCATTCCAATCCATCAACATGTTTTTATTTTCTTCCATGATTATTGTTCTCCTTTTTCATTTTTAATAGTTTCTACAATCTTCTTCCAATTCGGGATAATCCAACGTGTAATGAAATCATCTGAATAATCACTGATTGGTGTTTCTAATTCATAGTGACCTTTTGCGGCTACTACTTTTTGTAACTGTTCTTCTGTAATATTGTCTTCTTCTAGTTTCTTTTTAAGCTGTTCTACAAATGCTAAGGTTGTTACATCTTTTGAATCGTAGTCCATCACTTGTTCAGCTGGCACATCATACGTTTCAAATAGGTGTGCGATTGCTTTGAAATCAAGTTCTAGTTCTTCTGGTAAATCGAATCTGTTCTTTGCATCATAAGTTGGATTATGTGTGGTATAAAGAACACGTTTTCCACCTTGTGCTTTTTTCTTATTGGTATCAGTTGTAACGACATAAATCTTGTAATTCACAAAGAATAATGCGTCACTCCATTCTTTAATTAATGGTGCAACTTGTCTTGATAATTTCATCTCGTATCGATCGAATGATCCTTGTTCTTCTGGTAGTTCAAATTTACGAGGTTTGGCATGCGCTGTAATAACGACATTGATACCTACATCAATTAACTGGTCAAGCAGTGATAACAATCTCGCATACTCATCAACTAAGTAGACATAGCCTTTGCCGTATCCGAAGTCTTCGATATTGTTTTTGCGATACTTTTCACATACTGCATTGGTACATAACGTTTCAGACCAGTCAGCTGTATCGAGTACGACCGTCTTACAAATATGTGGATTCGCATGGATTTCTTTAACAATTGAGATTAACTCATTCCACGATTTATTACATTTGATTCTTCTTACATCTAAGTTGCTTGTTCCGCCCTCTGTATCAATGAATAATGGATCTGGGAATTGACTAGCAAATGTAGACTTTCCAATCCCTTCTGGTCCATAGATGACGATTTTCTTAGGGCGTTGTTCTTTTCCTTCGATAATATTCAACATTTTATTTTTCTCCTTTTTCTATTGTTGTTACCTCTTCACGAGGATCTGTATTTGGTACTAGAATCATTGAACCTGTCTGCATTGTGATATATGGTCCGATAATGCTTGTAACTTTGTCTTTACCGATACGTTTGGTCAGTTCAGTAATGCCTGCGACTTTTTGAGCACTATATGGATCAATTCCAATCTCTTCACAAGCCTTAATCAATCCTGGTTCATCTGTGATCTTTCTTGAAACTCGAGCATGAACCAATTTATAATCAGGCCACTTATATCCACGCTTTGCTTTCTTTAGTGCGTAAGATTTGATGTCTTCAGCAAACTGGATCATTTCATCTAGTTTAGGTAGTAAAGATTCAATATCACTATCTGTAAGTTGAGCGATAGATTTGTTAGAATTACTGAATGTTTCCATCATGGCATTCGCTCTAACTGCACACGTTTCTCTACCGGAACAATAACGACAATGTTTACCTGGATTTCCATGTGGCGTCTCTACTCTTGTACTCAATACTGCTGGGATTAATACTTCTGATTCAAACTTCAATAAATCATCAATCGACATTTCGTAATCATTCGTGTTATTGATGACAGGTTGGTAAATTGCAAGTCGTATGTGTTTCACTGGGTATAGATCCTTGTATGCCTTGTAAAAGTAAAGAGTATAGATAGCAAGTTGTGTATTAAAAGTTCCAGCTTCATGATCAAATGCATACACCGGTGATCGTCCTGTCTTTAAATCAATAACTGTGAGCGTCCCACCATCCACACCGGAGATAATGCCACAGTCTAACGTTCCTCTTGCATCTTCATCAAAATCCATATCCAGCAACTGTTCGATAACGACAAAGGGTTCTGTTTCAGATCGTTTTTTCTCATACTCAATGGTGTTAATAATGTAGTCTGCATATCCATCCGCAATGTCCTGCATCTCTTCTGAATACATATCGAGTTCCTTGATTAGGTCATCGATTGTTTTTGCTTCACTGTCATAATCAATTAGACCTAATGACTTACTAACAAGTGCTGCGCCTAGCTCGTGACATTGCGTACCAAACTCTGCTTGTGGACTCGTTTCTTGGTTTGTGCCGTCATTGAATACTGTGCTTAATGGACAATTTAACCAGATACTGCTTTTACTTGGACTATACTTTCTACTGTGAACTGTTGGGCTTCTTGACATTTTTTTCACCTACCTCTTCATAAATTTCAATGCCTGTTACCGAATCACTTGGTGCAATGATCAAGACTCGTTTTTTCTTACCAAATAACTTATTGAATAGTTTCTTTGGAAGTGTCTCATCCATTGTCTCGATGATGTTGGTATTCCTACTCCTTTTGTCCGCTAAGTTAATGCGAACCCTATGCTTTTTGTCTTGCATATTTTTCCTCTTTTCTAGAAGTGCTTTTTTGCCTTCTAAATCTTAGTCCGCATTTTTTCTCAAAAGTTCGGGTTGGTTTGAAAAATGTTCAATTATTTTTTTCTCAAGTGTTTTTACACGTTCTGATACTGTGCTTTTTGATATACCTAATATCGAGCAAACATCTGATTGTTTTAGTTCTTGAATATAGATAAGATCAAACATCTCTTGCATGGTAGATGGTAATGTAGCTACAAACTCTTTGATGATCTCGAGTTTTTCATGATTATCGTTAGAATTGATTTGCTCTGAATAAATAGAAGCTTGATATAACAGGCTGCTTTTATCGTCTTGTGAATTTTCATCACTATTAAATGCATCAAGATTCATGATTCTTGGTGGTTTTTCATATGGATTAACTTCTTCAGGATGTTCCATAGCCCACTTCTTTTTATTTGCTATGCGTGCTTGTCGCTCTATATTTGTTTCACAGTTGATGTATTTAAGGTTTGATCTTACTTCAGCATCATCTTGTCTATGAAGTTCGGTAATTGTGATTTCGGTGATAGACTCATCAACTTGAATAGTTCTCATACCTGATGCATAAATCGTTGTTGATCTTCCTGGTTCAAGGATGACCTTATCTCCGTTAGCAAAAAAATAGGTGTATGTTGTGCGTTTAGATTTTGGTGTTTTACGTAATTTCATAAAAAAATACCTCCAAATCAGATTTTTATTCTGAAATGGAGGCACTCTTCTCGTAATATGAAGGCAGTTCAGTGGTGTCAACAAAGAGAACGGATTTGTACATCCATTTCAATTTGCAGACAAAACTACGTGAAAGTATGAACTGCATTTTTCAATTGTTTTGTACTTCATCACGTCAACTTTGCAAAGGCTGTGAAGTACTGGTTAGCATATATGCATAAAAAATTTGATATCACGAACTTATTATTCGGCCTAGATTGTATTTTGTTTGCGATAAATGGTATAATTAGATAAAAACGATAGAAAATCTTTTACTAAATAATTATCCGACTTCATTCTATCAAATGACACGATTTGAACTTGTCCGAAACAGGACTTGTTAGTTTGGTCCTGATTCATGCTAGGAGGTCTTCTATGAAATTATATGAATTTATCAATATCATTAGCGGTTATTTTTCTACTCAAATTCCACCTGACTCTAAAACAAAAAGAGTAAAGGATTCCTTAAGATACCAAACTGTTCTGAGTTGGTTCACAGATTCAGACGCCGATGAGATTGAACAAGTAAATCGGGTTCTTATGAAATCTGATAATTTTTGTAATAAGTTATTAAATGGAAATAGTGAAAAAGATATGCCAATTACTGATGCTAATTACTTAAAAGGAAAAGTCACTACTGATAATTTCTTTGAGGTTTTTGAAAATGCTAACTTATCTGATGAATCCATAGAAAAACTAATTATCGATTTTCAAGATAAAGGACACACTATAACTGAAACAAATATAGTAGATGACATCACAAATGTGCTGATTGATATTCTTAATGAGCGTTCAAACACTAATAAAAAAGGCTCAATAAAAAATGCCGTTTTCATTGGAAACGACAAATTGAAAGTTGGTAAAAAAACGATAGTACTACCTGCACCATTGCAAGTTCCAAATCTTCCTACAAAAAAAGAAAACAAATATATAAATGCATTATTTGAAGTGTACTCTCAAAAAATTAGTAAACCTATAGCTGCTTTGAGTGACTTAGACACTGAACCGATATACAAAACTAATCTTCAGTTGCATCGCGAATTCTATTACTCAGCAGAGAGCGTATTACATCAAATTCGGGATTTCTTTTCTGATTCAGTTCAAGAATTTAATAATATGAAACAAGAAGTTTATGATGCTATTAAGTATAACATTTCACTTGCTCACAAAGATGGATTCGAAAAACTAAACTCTACAATGGACATTGTAATAAAAGTAACATTCAGTAAATCGTTTTTCGCTAAATCAGGCAATGGTTTCATTGGTCCAAGTGAAAAAAGTGGAATGGTACACATGCTTGTAAATGATGGAAAGGTTATATGGGTGTAAACTATGAATGAAATTGTTTTTAATACTCCATTTGAAATTTCCATGAGAGTACTACTTCTACTAGATACGTTTAAAACCGATTTAGATGAGGAGAAAATACTTTATATTGACTTTTTTACAATCTATGAGAAAAATTACGATTTTGGAGAAGAGAACATTAATGGTGATAGTAAATTTATGATTAATGAGTTAACAGCTCAGAGAAAACTAATTAATACTTCAATTAAAGATTTGGTTCTAACAGGATTGGTTAAGGTTAGAAACACAAAACAAGGTTTTCTATATAGTATTAGTGATAGGGGATCTAAGCATTGTAAAGAAATGAGTACCGATTATGCAAAAAGGTATAAGGAGACAGCATTAAGAGTTAAAAAAACTGTTGCAAACATGTCTATTAAAGAAATCAAAAGATTTGCACGTATGAAGGAGGAGACCAGTAATGTCATATATTAAACTTGAAAAATTAGTAGTCAGTGGTAGTAACGTAACAACTTCCACAATTGAGTTCGGAAAAAAACTAACTATCATAGCTGGTCCTTCTGACACTGGAAAAAGTTACATCTATAAGTGCATAGATTATGTTTTAGGTGCAAAAAATGACGATAAGCACAGACCACTAGACATACAAGAAGGATACGACACTATTGATTTATTCATCTCAACCAATCAAGGTAATATCAAATTAACTAGAAAGCTAA